CAAACGAACGAGCCGCTCACGCTCATAGCTAACTCCAGAAAAGACTAAAGCTTCTGCTACACGCTGTTGTGACTCATTAAGATCAAGATTATCTTTTTTGTCAGACATTATCTGTACCCTCCCGAACGAGCAAAACAATTGCCCCGTTCTCTTCTAGTGCTTTCTTTACTCTTACCATATATTCTACTGCACGACGCTTCTCTTCGTCAACTAATTTCATAAATTGTTTATCACTAGCCTTCACCGTAAGAAAAGTATCGTTATCAATTAGCTGCACGCTAAAACCCTTTGGGGCAAAATGATCCAGGGATCTGAAAGCTCGTGCCATTGCATCTGTATACATAATTATTTATCCATTGTTAGATTTTCCCAAGTGTCTGACCAATCTTTCTTAGTTTTATGATTGTTAAACTCTCTTGAGATCTTTCCACCTTCAAAGTAAATACCGCCCCACACTCCCCATTCTTTTTGAGCAACGCCAGCGGCAAAGCATTCTTTCATTACAGGACACTCAGAGCAAAGCTTGTCGATGGCTGGACGGAATGACTCATCTTCTTCGTACTTGTCGAAAAAGAAATTTGTATCATAGCCCAAACAAAGAGCGTCTTCTTTCCAAGAATGCTTATCCATACTATTTCATAAACTTCCTAGGGATTTCCCACCCCTGCTCAGTAATTGGGTATCGCTTATGCAAAAACCATTTGTTTTTCATTCGCAAACCCCATCGGGATGTCCTACCCTTTTCTGAAGGGTAGAAATGGATTACGTCCCAGCCATCCCACTTTAGACTTTTGTTTTTCTTTACAACGTTTTCCATCTGATCAAGTGAGGATATTAACATTGTCTTCGCCTTCTGTATAGATTACTCTTTTAATTTTTGTTGCTGAGATAACTGCTTGACAGTATTTGCATGGCTTGCTATTTCTGCCCAAGCCCTGTCGGTTTACTCTTGCAACATACAGAATTCCACCTTCTACGGAGAATCCTGCATCCCTGATTGCTTCTACCTCGGCATGTCTAGAACAATGTGTCTTGATATGCTCTGGTGAAACACCCAGTGGACTATTTTTATCTTTGTTGTATCCAGTTCCAACCACCCTGCCGCCTTTTACAACAACAGCCCCGTGTCTCTGTCTTGACTGTGACTTTTCTGCAAAATACTTAGCCACGGACAAGAAAGATGTCTCTCTCCTGCTCAGCTTCATTAGTAACGATACACCTCAACAGGAACATCCTTGGCATAAGCTGAGTTCACAATCTGAGGAAGAACTTCTTTCTTTACCGCAAAGTATGCAAAGTGATCAAGAAATCTAAAATTATCTTTAACCCAATTCATGGGAACTTTACGAACCTGAATTCTAATTCCACGGCCCTTGAGGCTACGCTCAGAAACATTAGCAAACTCCATAGCCATTTCGTTTACTCGTTTGGGGCCTGCGGTGTACAGGAAGATCTGCTTATCCTCATCATCCATTCCGAACATAGCGTTACCCATTGCTCGGAGGAAGACGGGATAGTCATCAAATTTATTACTACCGTGAACAGCAATAATCATATTTAGTTGTCCTCTCGAAGTGTTTCAACTATAAACATAGTTCTTTCCAATTCTACCTTAGACATGCTCATTGTGTCAACCTCTGTTGTTGAGTCAGTATCAATTGTTCCGTCTTCAAATTTGGCCACGTAGAGCTGGTTATCCTTAATCCAGTATGCCTCATCTTCAACAATCATAATACGCACATATTGATTTTTGATATGTTTGTAAGATTGAGTGTCTGGTGGAGACCTATCTTCTATTGCTCTGTCATTGTATTCAGACAACAACTTAAAAAGATAGCTTTGGGTAATTTCAAAACTAATCTTGCTTCGCTCGGCAGTACGTCTAGCTATTTTATTTATTAAAATTACGGAAGCTAGTGTGACAATAGATCCGAGTAAATACTCCATACTAATCCCCCTGTCGCATAGCTTGCATTACTACAAAAAGCGTGTGCCTTTCTTCTACAGTTAGCTCTGCTACTTTTTTTGAATCAAAAGCATTTTCCGTCAAAGAAATAATAGGATTTGATTTTGTAGCATCCATACTCAGCATTCCCTTGGTCCAAAGATTATAAATTTCACCCAAAAAAGCATCCTGCAATCTTTGTTCTAAATCGGGAACCTCTTCATATAATTTTGGATTAACCCTATATAAGAATTCTCCAGACTCAGAATCTATTCCATCAATCTCGATGTACCCAGATAGAACCATGCTGTCAATCATTTTGCTAATTTCTTCATCACTGGTCATAAGCAAAATCCCGTTCGTCCAAAATCTCATATGCAAACTTTTCCATTGCTTCTTTACCATTTGGATCATTCATGATTTTGGTAAAGTGGTGTGAGCAAAACATTAAATCTCCCGATACCCCAGAAACCTTAACATAAGCTTGTGCCCCACATCTATCGCATCTATCATGAGCGGTAAGAGTTTTCTTTTTAGCCTCTTCTTTTGTTGTGGTCACATTAAGCCTTTCGATTGTCGGTTGAATAAAAGCCATTACCATTAAAGGTAACTCCTATGCCAGAGTATATCCTTTTCAATGGCTCATTGCAAGTATCACAAAAATAAAACTCCTCGGGGTCTGAGATAGATCTCACGACTGTGGTGGATTTACCGCAGACCCCGCAGGAGTAATCATATATAGCCATATTTAATTATATATTACTTCTTAGCTGCAGCAGCCTTACGCTTTGCAGCAGCGGCAGCCTTCTTTTCAGCAGCAGCCTTGGCCTCTGCTTCAAGTCGAACAGCCTCTCGCTTTGCAGCCCTAATATCGGGATTAGGTGCAACAATGGCAGTCAAAACCGAAACAATACCAGCAAGAAGGGCAACCCCTCCAACCTGAGTCCAATCAACGCTCATAGCGGTGATCAGCTGATCAGTACCGATTACACCAAGGGCTGCAGCAGCAGCGGCCTTGATAGCTGTTTCGCCAGTTGACTTCCAAAACTCAGCAGTCATAATCATATATGAACTTCCTTTCGTTTTTTACTGACTATAAGATTTTAGCGTAGTCGGAACGGTATGTCAAGTTCCATCTGGATTCTTTGTGTCGTAATTGTGCATGGGCTCACCACCCTGACCAAATCTAATTCTAGGATTATGATTCCATACTCGCACATCTTCATAAGTTGCAGAAGTAGTATATGCGGTTACAATGATTGATACTAGAGCTACCCCGCCAATAATCATTTCTACACCGATCTGGCTGTCCATGAAAACGGTAGCGGCACCGAAAAGAACCATTGCAAACCCCAAGATATATGCACCATAAATTAATCTACGACGATATCTCCAGCTTGGGCCTTGCTCTAATGCTTTGTCATCTGATTTTCTTTGCCTTACCTTACGACGACTTCTTTCATTTAATGTTTTAATTAATGCTGCCCACATTAGTATATTCCTTTGTTTAATGATCTTTGTAGGGCGCTGATTGTTCCCCTGCCCCAGATACCGTCGATAGCACCACGGTATTCTCCAAGATCTGCAAGCTTACGCTGTACTGATTTGCGAGTATTCGGACCAAATATACCATCTACGGTAGCTCCAGATGATCTTTGAACAGCCCTCCAGGTCATTCTTCCTGGACGACCATCAATAATGCCACGATACCCATACTTATTTTTAAGAGTTTCTTGCCATGCCCTCCAAGTTCTGCGTCCCAGACGACCATCTACCTTAAGCCCATGCATGAAGTTTTCTGGGCCTCCAGCGCTTGGCACGACGCCATCCTCTGGCCTGTCTTCTGGTTTACCATTAGTCATATAAATTTCTGGATCTTTGGTTCGCCCCCAAATTCTTGTGGGGGTGCGAACTTCGAAGTGGAGGTGGTTGCCTGTGCTAGCTCCAGTTGTCCCCGAACGATATATAAAATCTCCTGCTTTGACGCGATCACCCTTTTTTAGTGGTGTCTTGTGTGCACCATGATAATAAACAGTCCAAAAGTTTGATGCATGTTTTAGTATTACGACATGTCCGCCACCTCGTGGTGACCAACCAATGTGCGAAACAATTCCGTCTTGTGCCGCCAACACATTAAAACTTCCACCGTAATCAATGCCATGATGCATTTTGCCCTTCTGCCCCGTGATCGGATGGGTGCGGGGGCCATAAGGGCTTGTAATTGGCCTACCTGGCGCGGGATTATAAATTTTCAAGATGTCTCCTAAATGCTTTTTTAAACTCTTTAATAAACCATTTTAAATAGGTCATATATAAAAGTATATCATTTAGAAATGATGTACAATGGTGGTATGACTACTCATAATGTATACACAGTTTCAGATTCTGAAACAACTAAAATTACCCCCGACGGAACGCACTCTGGTATGGATATTACTATTCAAAACGTTAGCTCTTCTGGAAATATTTACATAGGTGGACAGGGGGTTTCTGCATCTGATTATGGATATCAGATTGTTCCAGGTGCCGCAATATCTTTTGAATTAGCTGGTTCTGATGATCTTTATATTATAACTGACAACGATGGCACTCAAGCCGCAACAATTCGAATGGGCTTGGAGTCACAAGACTAATGGCTAGGTTTTTACCGAGAACACCTTTTGAGGTTGAGTATGCGGTAGAGGGCGGTACGGCAGGAACACAGCCAACATTTAGCGGCGATCCATTGTTTTCTGCAAAATACATTAAGATGTCTGGCAATCTCATACACTTTGAAATTCAAGTAGACATGGATAATATTACTGGATTTGGTACTGGTCAGTACTATGTCACGCTGCCGTTCCCAGCAAAATATGGATACATGTTCCGTGAAGGCTGTTTACACGATATAAATGTAGGTTCTGAAACTCAGTATCACATTAGTGGACATGTTGATGCTGGCTCTGATGAATTACAACTATTTACGACAGATTTAACGGGTCAACGCCTATATGATTTTCCTTTTGAGCAAGATGAGCCTGTTACATTGACAACAGCAGACAATTTTCACATTGCTGGAACATATATCGCTGAAGATTAGTTATATTCTGCTATCCTTTTTCTGGTTTGTTTAAACTAATTCTTTTCCTGTGCAAAAATGGTCTGTATGGTTTACCGTCAGGATCTTTAGCATTTTTGTAAAACTTTTGAAATCCTTTTTCTTCTAAAAGATGAGAAAGCTGGGAGTCGTCTGCATCTGGATCTCTTTCTGTTAAACGCTTTTCTCTAGCAACATCGTATTCTTGATATTGTTTATAAAAATCTGAATTATCCTGAATGTTTTTTTCTACAAGACTAAAAGATTCTATCCAAGTTCTTCGTACGGGAAAAAAGCTAAACAGTATTTCGTCTTTCTCAAAACTTACTTTTCCAGGTTCTGTAAAAATATAATTGTATGTAAAGGTATATGGTAACCAGTCCGTTTCAACAATAGCATCAAGGGGTTGTATTCCTTTTTTAAAATAATTTGGAACTCCTCTAATATATGTAGAAATACCCCTCTCTGTTTTTAGTATAAAATCTAAGTTAATTGTTAAAACGCCGTGACCAAAATGTGACGAGGCCCACTCAAAATCAAATTTTTCTATATCTAAGTTAACCTGGAGATCTTCTAGCTCTGGCCCACCGTTCCATTCTGCCTCAAAGTATCCAGGCGATGGCACGCCCCAAGCGTGCTCATTAGCTATGGCCAATGGCAAACAATGATATGCGAAAGCTTTGCTGGTCGCGTTCATCCATGATCGACGTTTGTTGAGAGGTACGACCTCAAATAATTTTTTGCCATAAATTCTGTCTAGATAATTTATTTCAATTACTGACATTATGCAGCTAGCTCGTTAATTTTTTCTGGTTGAAATCCCGCCCAGGACTCTCCGTCTTCCGTTAAAACAACGGGCGCGGCCTTATAGCCCATCTCAATTAATTTGTCGAGGGCATCAGCATCTTCAGTAATGTCTACTGTAGTATACTCAACCCCAATCTTATCCATGTGTCGCTTTGTCATATTGCATTGTACGCAATTGGGCTTAGTATAAACAATAGTCATTGTGTCTCCTTTTAAGTTGAATAAATATATTATACCCAGATTTGTGTATCTAGGTCGAGGTAAAACTTAAATGTTTCTGGGAAAATATCCTTAGATAGATTAAGAACTGCATCAGCATATTCTCTAATCTCTGATTGCGCATCATGTGGTAGACGTTGTTCTAAGAATGTCATTACTCCCTGCAAAGAGGTAGTCCAACGCCAACGAACATACATGCCATAAGCTGGTAGAAATAGTCTGGCAAGCTCTGGAGCTATACCATCATCCATTGCATTCTGATAAAGCACGACACTCTCGTCGATTAGCCTCATTAGCTTTTGGGTATAAAGTTTGCCAGCTTGTTTTTCTAAAGGTTCTCCACTACCCTGCTTGCTATTCTCTGGCTTGCTTCGCCATTGATCTGCAGCGGGAATATAAAACTCTTCATCCTCTGTAATGTATCTACGAGATGATTCATTCCAGCCATTCTGATCATCGACATGTGTAGAAGATACCGAATACTTCCACCATTGTCGTGCCACAACTAGCGGGGCATAAACCTCAAATGTCATAGCTGCATGACGAAATGGAGAAGTGTGTTTTTCTCTAATTAAAAAATTAATTAATTTACGATCACGGTCAGAAAGCTCTTTTGCTTCTTTGTCATATGATACCCTTGCTGCGTTTACTACAGAAAGATCGCTACCCATGTGATCAACGAGTCTTACATATCCTTTATCTAAAACATCTACTTTCATTGTTCTCCCTATTATTAAGTACCCTGGGTGGGGGTTGAACCCACGTGAACCGACTAACCTTTCTACACTTTATAAGAGTGAGGGTATACCAGGGCAGACGGTTTAATCAAAATACCACTGCACCCATCCGTCTTCACACTCACCGCCGTCTGCACCCTCGGGTATTTCTGGTCCCTCACAGTTTGGATCGCCATCGCCTTCGCCGTCTGGATTACAAACAGAACAAGGTATAAAAGCAGAAGTTACAACAGTATCTTCTGATATCGAGGCAACTTCAGCTATGTGCCAGCCAAAAGTGGTCCAGCAACAAAAAGGAGGATCACCAAAGAAATGAAATCCAGCAGTTAAATAAGATCCATCGCAGGTATCATGCTCGGTCCATACATATCTTGGGTCCTGAGACTTCATATTCTTATAATTCTCTGCAGAATACTCGACAAACTTTACAGGCTTATAGCTTTTCTCCCATTGCTTACGTTGTTCTGCGTATTCTTGTGGACTTGTCTCACTCATATAAAATATTGTACCTTTGTATACCTACCGTGTCAAGCTGGCATTGCTGGTTTGTTACGAAGTATCATTTTAGCCTGTTGTGGATTTCTGCCAGCCTTTTTAGCATTACAGGGCTTGCAACATGCGACGGTATTTAGCCAATTAGATTCTCCTCCATCACATTTAGGAATAACATGATCAATGGTATTAGCATATTCAAAACAATATGCACAGATATATCCATCCCGCTCCAAAACACCCTTACGAGAATAGTGAAGAATGCGCTTCTGATATTTCCATTTGGGAAAAATGTATTGATTTAATTCAATTGATTTAGGTATTGGATACGGGCCAAACCGCCCATCCTCCTTTGAAGTGCGTATGCGTGCTACGCCACGGTATAGCATTGTAATAGATTTCTTAACAGTGACAGCACCCAATATTTCCATACCGCCATTATTATAAATAACTACAGCTGACATTGTTAATATTATATCTCCCTTTGTACCCCCAGTAAGATTCGAACTTACGACCTACAGATTAGAAGTCTGTTGCTCTTCCGCTGAGCTATGGAGGCGTAGCCCCTGCAAGATTCGAACTTGCGACACATGACTTCGTAGGCCATTGCTCTGTCCACTGAGCTAAGGAGCTGTGGAGAATAGGAGAATCGAACTCCTGACCCCTTGCTTGCAAAGCAAGTGCTCTACCAACTGAGCTAATCCCCCCATTTAGTTATGAGCGGAAATAGCAAGATTCGAACTTGCGGTAGGATTGCTCCTACGACGGCTTAGCAAGCCGTTGCCTTAAACCACTCAGCCATATTTCCTTGTTTAGTTATTCGAGCCCCCAGCAGGTAACGCTCCCGCTTCTCCTGTTTACAAGACAGGTGCATTGCTTTTATGCTATGGGGGCATATATTAAATTATATCAGCGGCCCGTATCAGGATTGAACTGACGATCTCCTGTTCGACAGACAGGCGCTTTAACCACTAAGCTAACGGGCCGAGGGGATAGACGGAATTGAACCGACATCGAAAGTTTGGAAGACTCTCGTTTTACCATTAAACTATATCCCCAATAAAACTACATCATAATTCTAATAACATGCTGGCAAGGATCAAAGCCATTTTCCCACTCTTCCTGTTCTTCTTCTCCCATGCCAGGATCAACATCATGTGTGTTACAAAAAGGTTCTGTTACCCATCCAGCTTCAATACCAGCTGTGAGCCATTCAGCAAATTTTTTCTCTTCTTCGTTCACACTCTACTCCTCTACTTTTTTAAGTATGCCGTCCAGTGTTTCAAAACCTAAATCCTCTATGCCGACTGCTTTAAGAAGAAGACTGAATGTTTCATCAATAAAACTTTCTGCCATTTCCCCTGGATTATCCACGATACCCTCGGCAATAATAAAAGATAGCGGCAAGGCAATATCATTGTATTTTACAAAATCTTGAAAGTCTTTTTCTTCTCTGTAGTTAAGCCATAGCTCGCTTAGAATGCTACATTTGTTTTCAAAACTAGTGTTCATACTCACCTATCAAATAATCTATTTACAAAAAGATGCTGAAAGTTATTCCATTTGGTTTCAAATACTGGTGTCTTTCTACCAATAGGAACACAAGCTTCTCCTGATTTTTTCAAAAGCTTTTCTAAATCATTGTACTTGATATAACCTGATCCGTCAACCCCATAATCGCTTCCCCAAGAATTTCTCCAGCGAAATACCTCATACCTTCTACCGTTAATTTCCATAAATGGATCATATCCAGTGATAACTAATGCGTGACCGCCAACATTACTTCCCGAAACTTTTACTAATCCCCCACGTCCTGTAGAATACATTCCGCTATGCCAGGGTATTCCTATTACGACTGGTCCAGTGGTTAGGACTGCGTCTCTAATATCCTCAATGCCAAAGCACCAGCGGTAGCTATCAATAAAACCTTCTTCTTTCATAATCTTGGCACCCGCCAAAACAGAAGTACCTTCGTATTCTTCACCAGGCCATTGATCTATTTTTTTAGCACGCTTATAATATGAAGAGGCTATTGCATTTCCCAGTGCTTCGCTGGGCTGAACCTCGGGAGCCTTGGGCTCTGCTAATAGTTCGCCCATCCACGCAAATCCTACGCAAGCCCCTTCACGGCCCTGGTCTAAGACAGTGCCCTCTTCCCAATTAATTCTTTTTAAGTCAAAGCTTATTTGATTAATTAATGATCTAATCGGATAATCTTTTGATCGATTATCGTGATGAGGTCTCCAGTCCAGCTTTCTTTCTTGATCTTTACTCATATTACAATTATATCAGAGCTAGAAATTATATCCATCATACCTTCTAACAACCTCCTTGGCCCAGGTCAAAAGATCGTCTACCCGTTGTCCAGAGGGTTGGCTTGAAATCCACAGCTCTAGGTTCTCTATTCTGTTGTCATTACGAATTCCATTTTTATGATGTACATTTTCTCCAGGCAGCAGTTCTCTGCCAAGGTGCTGCTCCATTACGTACCTATGCTCAGCTTGCATCTGGTATTTTCCATCTATTCTTCGTGTTCTACGAACATATCCAGACTCATGCTTAAACCAATCCCCCCACTCACCAGGTTTTTGAGATTTAATTGGCCAAACCTTTCCATACTTTTTCATTTGATAATTGTGGCCAGAGCAGTAATTGTTACCCTTATGTGGCTTGTCACATCCCTCAAAAGTACAAGTTTTTAATCTTGCACCTTCTCTGGGACGAAGAGGTCTAAGCTTTTCTCCACGCAAACTCATCTTGTAGTGAGATTGACAAAGCTCTCTAGCATACGGCTTTCTAAGGCATGGACTAAAAGAACATTTCATAGCCAAATTATATCATATTTTATATGTTATAGGCTAGAAGTTCCAATCTTCATCAGTAGTCGATTCATGCTTGCCAATTACGTAACTTGATCCGCTACCGCTGAAGAAGTCGTGGTTCTCGTCAGCATTGGGAGACAATGCAGACATGATGGCAGGATTAACATCGGTCAATTCCGCAGGGAACAATGCCTCAAAGCCCAGATTCATTAAAGCTTTGTTAGCGTTATAATGCAAAAACTTCTTTACGTCTTCTGTTAGCCCTACCCCGTCATATAACTCCGCAGTATACTTTGTCTCGTTCTCAAATAGTTCCATGGTTAAATCATAGGCGTATTGTTTGTAACGCTCCTGTGACTCTTCTACCATGTTATTGTATCTATTTTGGAACTTATATCCAATGTAGTAGCCGTGCACAGCTTCGTCTCTAATAATGAGACGGATCATGTCAGCGGTATTGGTTAGTTTGGACCTTGATGACAGATACATTGGCCAATAAAATCCAGAATAGAACAAGAAAGACTCTAGCATTACAGATGCAATCTTTCTTTCCATTTCATTTTTACCGTCATATCTGTCAAGAATGATTTGCTCTTTCTTTTTAAGATGAGGATTCTCCATGCTCCAGCGGAAGATCTCGTCAATCTCTTCTGTAGAACAAAGAGTAGAAAAGATGTTAGAGTATGACTTGGCATGTACTGATTCCATAAATGCAATGTTTGTCAGTACCGCCTCCTCGTGCTGTGTCTGAGCATCTGGCATAAGCTTGATAGCCCCTACAGTGGCTTGTACGGTATCTAGCATTGTCAAGCCAGTGAATACACGCTTTGTCAACTCCTTCTCTTCGTCTGTTAGAAGAGCCCACGATGGGATGTCATTGGCTACAGGAACCTTCTCAGGCAGCCAGAAATTGGCTGTGAGTCTGTTCCATACGTCTAAATCAACTGGGTCTTCGATCTTGTTCCAGTTAATTGGCTTAACAAATTTTTCCATTAGATATGCGTACCTTCCTTTCGTCATAGCATACAGCTTACGCAATTTTCCATCTCAGTACCCTCCAGAGCTTGCTGGCGGATTCGGATGTAATAAATTGTTTTGATACCATTCTTCCAAGCATAGATCTGTGCTCGGTTGATGTCACGAGTGGTGGCCTCATCCTTAAAGAACAAGGTCAGGGACAGCCCCTGGTCTACGTGCTGGGTTGCAGCGGCATAGACATCAATAATCTTTTCTGGGCCAATCTCATAGGCATCCATAAAGTACTCTCGGTTATCGTTAGTCAGGTAGGGTGCGGGGTAGTAAACACGACCAAGCTTTCCTTCTTTACGAATCTCAACCTGAGAAGCAATTGGGTGAATGCTAGATGTAGAGTTATTAATATAACTAATTGATCCAGTAGGTGGCACGGCCTGTAGGTTTTGGTTGTATAGACCGTGCTTCATTACAGACTTCTTTAGCTTATCCCAATCGGACTGTCTAGGAATGTCAATGTCAGCATCCTTAAATATTTTTGCAACCTTCTTCGTGGCTGGCTTCCATTCTGATAAGGTGTACTTATCAAAGAACTCTCCTGTAGCATACTTTGAATTCTCAAAGTTATAGAATGGGTTGCCAGTCTTCTTAGCTGTCTCATTAGAAGACTTAAGGGCGTGATAAAGAATAGTATAAAAATACATATTGGTAAAGTCAATAGATTCTTTATCACCATAGTGCATCTTCTCTTTACCGAAGTACCCGTGAAGATTCATTTGTCCTAGACCGATTGCTCTAGTTTTACGATTACCCTCGGCAATCGACATCACAGACTCAATGTAGCTAAGATCAGCAACAGATGTAAGAGCTTTAATGGCTGTGTCAACACTCTTACCAAAGTCAGGCGACTCCATCATCTTAGCAATGTTTAGTGATCCTAGGTTAC